AGTTCCTGGTGCATCATTAAGTGTTGCTCGTTATGCTCTTGCCGCAACAGGAAACTCAACACATGGTTACTTTGGTGGTGGTTTTCCTGGTCCAAGAACAACAATGGATAAGGTTACTTATATATCCGATACCAGATCAACAGTTCCTGGTGCATCATTGAGTGGTGCTCGTTCTTATCTTGCCGCAACAGGAAACTCTACCGCTGGATACTTTGGTGGTGGTGCTCCTGGTCCTTTAACAACAATGGATAAGGTTACTTATGCATCAGATACAACTGCACAAGTTCCTGGTGCATCATTGAGTGCTCTTCGTGATTCTCTTGCTGCAACAGGAAACTCAACCGCCGGATACTTTGGCGGTGGTTCTCCTGGTCCAAGATCTACAATGGATAAGGTCACTTATGCATCTGACACAACAGCAGCAGTTCCTGGTGCATCATTAAGTGTTGCTCGTTATGCTCTTGCCGCAACAGGAAACTCAACACATGGTTACTTTGGTGGTGGTTTTCCTGGTCTAAGATCAACGATGGATAAGGTCACTTATGCGTCTGACACAACAGCACAAGTTCCTGGTGCATCATTAAGTGTTGCAATTTATCGTCTTGCTGCAACAGGAAACTCAACAGCAGGATACTTTGGTGGTGGTGTTGCTTCTTCTTCTCCTGGTATTATATCAACAATGGATAAGGTTACTTATGCATCAGATACCAGATCAACAGTTCCTAGTGCATTCTTAAGTGCTGCTCGTTATTATCTTGCAGCATCAAGCGCAAGAGCAAATGCACTTCCAGGAACAACTTCAAATAATGTATAATTAGTGTTATATTATTTTATTTTATAAATTCTTATGATTGAAAATCCTTTATCTTATATTCTAATTAAACCAAATATTATTAATCAATATGGGGTTCAAGAAATAATTCAACATATAAAATTTTCATCAGAAACTGATCTTGCAGTCTTTGATCCTCATAAGTCAAATAAAACTGGTGGAAAGGAATGGGTAGTTGACAAGACAATTCGTAATACACAACATATCGAAATGGGAATGATTAGACCAAAAATTATTGATCTTATGCGTAATGTTGTAAAAGATGTAATTAATCCATTTTACTCTGTTGAAGTTTGTGAAAGTGAAGTTCCTCAAATACTTTCATATGGGATTGGTGGACATTATTGTCCCCACATTGATGGAGAATCACTATGGAAAACTCCTGATGGCGAATTAATTTGGAAGAAATCCACTGAAAGAGATTTATCAATTGTTTTTTATCTTAATGATGATTTTGAAGGGGGAGACTTTATTTTTCCAGATCTAAAAGTTCGTGTAAGACCAGAGCCAGGTATGATGATTTGTTTTCCATCTAATCATTATTATAAGCATGGGGTTGAACCAGTAACAAGAGGTAAAAGATATTCAATTGTTTGCTGGGCAAAAGTTAAAGGGTTTCCTACAATGGATGATCAAAATAGAGAACTTTCTCAAAAATATGGAATTACCATAAATAATTAAAAGATTTTTAGAAATAACAATGCAATATATCAAACACTATTATGTTGATAATGATAACAGCACCTTTTGTTGTGAATCTAATCTAAACCCAAAATATAAAAGACATCCTGTTAACGAATATGAGGGGTTGAATGTAACAGTATGGTTATCCGATTCTGATAATGTAGATATTTGTCTTTCAGAACTTCCAGATTCAACTTTAGTATCTACAGTGGTTAGCGACTGTGGTAAAAATTCAGTTCAAGTTTTGAATATAACTGAATATAATGCTGTTGCTATTCCTTATTTTGAAGCACAAACACTTTTTGGAGAAGCACAAGAAGCGAGAGGGCAAGGTGATGTGGCAACTGCACAAGCAAAAGAAATTGCTGCTACTGTGAAAATTGATGAGGCAACCGCTGCAATTCGGGCTCTGTGACTTGACATTCTGATCAAAATTCCTTATAATATCAAGGTCTTCAACGTCCTTGTATCTTTGGGAATGAAGATCCTCTTCGGTGGTGTGAAGAGGTAGGTTGGTGGTATAATAAGAGGAGATTTTTTCTCCTCTTTTTTCTTATATAAATTATTAATAAATCTTAATAACATATGAATTTCACAGTGTATAGTAAAGAAGGTTGCAATTATTGCTACAAAGTAAAACAAGTTCTTGAATTGACAGGAAGTAACTTTGTGGTTTATAATCTCAACGAGCACTTTACCAAAGAAGAGTTTTATTCCGAGTTTGGTGAAGGATCTACATTCCCACAAGTCGTTTGTGATGATCAGAAATTAGGAGGTTCAGTTGAGACAATCAAATTCCTCAAGGAACAACAAATCATCAAGTCCTAACATAAATAATCGTAATGATCATTTCAATCGTGGTGTTGAATTGATACTAACTGGAGGTAAAAGAAAGCAAACTCAACCATTTCACATTATCTTTGAAAAGATAGTTTGCTTTCTGAATCGGGAAGTCACTATCTATTTTGAATTTTCCTTAAAGTCAAGGAAGAAAAAGTAATTTCCCGGAGAAAACAAATGTTAGCAATCAGTTTAGTTTTAGGTTCTTTTCTAACGATATTGTTTCTAATAGTGGGAGTAATGATTGGTTGGGTAGGTCGTGAATATATGATGACGCACCAAGAAGGTCCAAAACAAATTGCATATCATCCAGAGTTTTATGATAAGGATGGTGAACTAATTGATCAAGAAATTGTATCTGTAAGATTTGAGCAAGGATACTTTGAAGACGACTTTGAGATGGAAGAAGAGGATGAATCATAATCAATAAATAATTTCAACATAATTCAACATTCTGTTAATATGACAACGACAACTAAAGCAAAAACTGCTGTCAAAAAAACTGCTCCAAAACCAAAAGTTGCAGAAGCACCAATCCCGGATCTTCCTGCAAATCCTTTTGTTTTTGAGATTCTGAATATTGTAGTTAAACAGCGAAGCAACATTAAAAAGATTGAAGCACTCAAAAAGTTTGAGCACCCCTGTCTAAAGGCAATTTTTATCTGGAACTTTGATGAGTCAATTGTTTCAGCACTTCCTCCAGGTGATGTTCCTTATGCTGCTGTTAATGAGATGGATTCATTCAAAGGAACTCTGAGTGAAAAAATTTCTGATGCAGTTCAAAAAATGGGAGAACTTGCAACTAATTCCTTAGGTTCTCAAGATCAAGGAAGATCTTCAATTCGTAAAGAATATGATAAATTTTATAATTTTATCAAAGGTGGTAATGACGGATTGAGTTCAATGCGTAGAGAGACAATGTTTATTAATACTCTTCAAGGTCTTCATCCTCTTGAAGCAGAAATTCTTTGTCTTTGTAAGGATAAGAAACTGGATACAAAGTATAAGATTACAAAAGAGATTATTTCACAGGCATATCCTGATATTCAGTGGGGAGGTCGTAGTTGAGTAAACTTCGTGATGTGGTAGAAAACGAAAAGAATACTGAAACTCCTATGGAAAACTGGACTCCCGCAGAAAAAGAAACTTGTAAGTCACGATATGGTTGTGACATTATGATTGAGAATGGTTCTTATGCGGAAGTCTGCACAAAAGAAGCACCTAGCGATGCTTATATTATAAAATATTTTGTAGATGATAAGATTTGTTTTGATTTGACTAGAGGTTCAAAACTTCGTCTGTTTGATATGTATTGGGATAAGTTTCGTGAGAATCTAAAAAGTATTGAATTTGGATATGGTAGAATCAATCCAAAACTCTGGGGAGTTAAATCACCTGAAAAGAAAAAGCGAAAGTGATTCCCCAGATCGGGTAAAAAATTTTCCGGCAAAAATTCTTACGCGATGATTTTTTAAAAAGGTAGCGTGCTGATACAGTTTTAGTATCGGTTGCTACTTTTTGAGTTTTATGGTAATATATACATTACGTTCATTCGCTATTCTCAAATAGCGAACGGAATTACCAATTAGGGAAGGAACGCACCAATACCCATAAAGTAAAGGAGCAAACCAATGGCACTGATTTTGATTCAACAAAAAATGCTGAAAGAAAAACGTCTTCGTGAAGCACAATTGATGATGGCAAAAAAACTTGCTTGATTTAAAGGAGGGTTGATTCCCTCCTTTTTTTATGATAAAATACCCGAAGAGTATGATACCCAATGGACAAAGACCGATTAAAATTGATTGTTCGTAATCTGGAACTCTTGGTTGATTCTTTGAAAGCAGAAATCTATTCTGATACAACTGCTTATAAACCCAAAGAACCAATGGGAAAAAGACCAATTTTAGATTACGATGAAATCTTTGAGGATGATTGAATGAGTAGAGCAAAACAACTAGTTAAATTGTTGGAAAGAATGCTGAAACAAGACCACTTGTTTTCGGAAGAACAAATTGTAGAAATCAAACAACAACTACGAGTCGTCAAGAAAGAACTCTCAGAAGTTGAAGCACAAACATCAAAAGGATTTGGAAAGAAATGACTGTAAAACTTATCAGTGTTACACCAGATGCAGAAAAAACAATGGCATATGTTGCTAGAGTTAGCAACCCTGCGAATCAAGACAACGAAAACTATGCCAAGTTGCTTGCTTATTGTATTAAGCATAATCATTGGTCTGTTTTTGAACAATCTTTTATGACTCTTGAAATTGAAACTAATCGGGGTATTGCTGCTCAAATTCTACGCCACAGGTCTTTCACATATCAAGAATTTTCTCAACGATATGCTGACACAAGTCTTTTGACCGATTATATTCCTCTCCCAGAACTTCGTCGTCAAGATACAAAGAATCGTCAGAATTCAATTGATGATATGCCTGGATATTTGAAACTTAAATTGTTGGGAGAAATTCAAGAGCATTTTGAAGCGTCTAAAGCACTCTACAGGCGTCTTCTAGAGGCAGGGGTAGCAAAAGAGTGTGCGAGGTTTGTATTGCCCCTAGCGACGCCTACACGCATCTATATGAGTGGTTCTTGCCGTAGTTGGATTCATTATATCAATCTGCGTTCCGCGAATGGAACTCAAAAAGAACATATGGACATTGCTTTGGAATGTAAGAAAGTGTTTGTCGAGAAGTTTCCAACAGTAGCAGAAGCTCTGAAATGGGTCTAAATATTTTTGTATTGAATTCGTAACTATATGCCTGTATATCCGATAATTAATAAGACCACTGGTGAACAGAAAGAAGTGGAAATGAGTATCCACGACTGGGATCAGTGGAAGAATGATAATCCAGAATGGATCCGCGATTGGTCTGATCCTTCTACTTGCCCATCTCCCGGTGAAACGGGAGAGTGGCGTGACAAATTGATCAATAAACATCCTTCGTGGAATACTGTTCTAGAAAAAGCAAGTAAGGCACCAAGATCAACTGTAAAGAAACTCTAAAATGGCAAGAAGAAAGAGAAGCACCGCAGACCAACCAATCGGAGTTGGTCTTACAGCAAAACATGCAAAGAGAAAGAAACCATTAAGTTCAGAGTATTTGGTTGATATAGAACCTCTTACGGATAATCAAAAGCGTCTGTTTGATTCTTACGCAGACGGTAAGCATTTAGTTGCTTATGGTTGTGCTGGAAC